ATCAGGATCAAATACAGGTAGTTCGGTTGATTTTTATCTGGGAAATGTTTTGCAAGCAACTGCATCTAATTATCCAAATAGCATAACACCATATACCGGTTCATTGCAAAATGCATTAACTAATTCAAACTTCATAACCAATGTAAAATTGTCAACTAGAAGATTCATGGTACCATTCCAAGGTGGATTTGATGGAGCTCGTCCAAATTTACCTAAGTATCGTGGAGAATATATTGCGTCTAATAACACATACGGTTTTGATTGTCAGACATCTACATCAACTGGAACTGAGTCATATAATAAAGCCTTTTTAGTATTAAGCAATACGGATTATTATGATATGAATTTGCTCGTTACTCCAGGACTTATCGATAGTTTACATTCATCTGCTACATCATTAGCAAGAAATTTATGCCAAACTCGTCAAGATACTTTTTATATAATGGATTCGAATGCAATTGATGATTCCGTTGCAACAGTAACATCTCAAGTTACGCCGCTTGATACTAATTATACTGCAGTATATTGGCCATGGTTAAGCACAACTAATACGGCTACTGGTGCACAAATATTTGTACCACCATCTGTTTTATTGCCAAATGTAATTGCATTTAATGATAAAACGCAAGCACCATGGTATGCACCAGCTGGATTACAACGAGGAAAGATATCGGCAATTGGTACTAAAGTTTCATTGGCACAAGCAGATCGAGATACTTTATATCAAGCGCGCGTTAATCCAATTGCAAACTTTGGCGGTGCTAACGGCGGTATTGTTGTTTGGGGTCAAAAGACATTACAAGCTCGTCCAAGTGCATTAGATAGAATCAATGTTAGGCGATTACTTATTGCAGTTAAGAAATTTATTGCATCATCTACAAGATTTTTAGTATTCGAACAAAATTCAGTAGAAACAAGAAATAGATTTTTAGCAATTGTTAATCCATATATGGAATCAGTAAGAGTACAGCAAGGGTTGTATGCATTCCGAGTTATTATGAATGATAAAAATAATACACCGGATCTAATTGATCAAAATATATTATATGGTCAAATATTTTTACAACCAACTAGAACGGCTGAATTTATCGTGTTAGACTTTAATATTCAACCTACCGGTGCTGCATTTGAACCATCGGTATAAATTAACATTAAAAGGTAGAATTTCGGTTCTACCTTTTTTACTGATCATCATATTTATATAAAAAAAGGAATACGAACATGGCATTGTATGATAACAGAAATCCTAGCTTAGCAATTGCAGGTCAAGAGCAATTATTCGATAGGGCGTTTTCTTGGGAGCCGAAAAGACAGCATCAGTTCATATTATCAGTTCCAGATATCCCTGCATATTTAATAAAAACATCAGCTAAACCTACAATCAATAACGGCGAGGTTACGCTTGATATGATTAACATTAAACGATATGTTAAAGGAAAATCAGAGTGGAACGAAATATCTATGACACTATATGATCCAATTGTTCCATCTGGCGCACAAGCTGTAATGGAATGGATTCGTTTACATCATGAATCTTCGACCGGACGAGATGGGTATTCATCTTTCTATAAAAAACAAATTAAATTATCTCAACTATCACCATTAGGTGAAACAGTTGAAGAATGGATTTTAAATGGTGCATTTTTAGTGTCTGCAGAATTTGGTGCTTATGATTGGGGAAATGATGGAGTACAAGAAATAAATATATCAGTACGTTACGATTGGGCATTCTTAAGCTTCTAATACAAAATTATATAGGGGCTTCGGCCCCTTTTTTTAAAAAGTTATAAAAAGGAAAAAATGGATAATAAAGTCACAACACGATTAGGTAATCAAGACCTAGTAAACATTGCACGGCAGCAATACGAAAACAAACAAAAAAGCAAATTACCATCAGTTATTGTTAAATTAGCATCCGGTGGTAAAATTTATCCAAAAAATCATCCATTGCGTAGCGGTCAATTAGAAATGCGTTATATGACTGCGTATGATGAAGATATTTTAACTAATGCATCATATATTACCGAAGGCGTTGTTTTTGATAAATTATTAGAATCAATTATTTTAACGCCAATTAATATTAATGATATTTGTGCAGTAGACAAAGATGGATTAATTTTACATGCACGAATAATGGCATATGGTCCAGAGTATGCAGTTAAAATTCAAGATCCTAAAACAAAAAAAATGTTAAATCGTATCGTTGATTTAACAGAAGTACAATTTAAACCTTTCGACTTAGTCAGTGACGATAATGGAGAATTTTCATATAAAGTAAATGAAGAAACAACAATTAAATTTTCATATCCATCTTCGCAAGTTGACAATGATACCGTAACTCAATTAATTACAAATCTAATTACAGAAGTTAATGGAATTCGAGAACGTTCTGTTATTGATCAATTTATACGATATGATTTTTTAGCACGAGATGCAAAACGTTTTCGTGAGTATGTTAAATCAAATGCCCCAGGTATTGATTATGAAATAAATTTTGAAGGTGAAGATGGGAGCACCTTCAAATCCATGTTTCCAATTGGATCTGACCTTTTTTGGTTTTGATTCTACATATCGCATTCAATTACATGATACTATTTTTAATATGATTTGGTTCGGCGAAGGCCGTTGGGATTGGGATACTGTTTACAATATGCCTATTTTTTTACGAAATTTTTGGATTAAAAAAATCAATGAAATAACCGAATCTCGTAAGGTTGTTGCAAAATCAAAGAAAACAACATAAAAAAATAAATCATATATTTATTATTAAAGAAGTAAATTATGCCCGGTGGTGGTCTTATTAGTGACTTAACTAATTTAGCAAATGCTCAAAGAGGTCTTGCAATGGATCGTTCTATAGGTGCATTGCAAACCGCGTACAACCAAGTAACAGACTTAACTAAAGCATATGATGTTATCGAACGTCGAAATGCCGATCTAGCCAAATCATTCAACCTAACTGTAATACAAGCAGCTAAATTGGGCGAATCCATGGATAGAGCAGCTGCAAGTTTCGGCATAGGTGGCGATGCTATGCGCGCAATCACCCAAAATCTTAAAGGTTTGATTGGCCCATTTGCAACTTTAAATGATTTAGCTACCAATACGTTTGGTAAATCATTGATCAAAGCAAGTGATATGCTATTAAAAAATTACGGGTTAACGGGGACGGCAACAAATAAATTGATTCAAGCATCATATCGCGCTGGAAAAAATGCAGACGATGAAATTGCTAAACGCGTTGCGATAACCAATGCAATAGAAGCTAGCTTAGGTGGTATTGAATTAACAACAGAAACATTAACGGATGTTGCAAATTTAACTTCAGATATACAAATTCAATACGACCGGATGCCAGGACAATTAGAATTATCTGTAATTAAAGCCAAACAACTTGGTATTTCAATGTCTACATTGCACAGTGCAGGACAAAATTTATTAAATATTGAATCAAGTATCGGTCAAGAAATGGAGTATCAATTATTAACTGGTCGCCGATTAGTTGATAATAATGGAGAAAGTTTAACCAATCAATATCGTATGGCAGAATTACAAGGAAATTCAACCAAACAAGCTGATATAATGTATGAAATACTTCAGAAAGAAGGCAAAACATTGCGGCAAAATATGTTTGCTCGACAAAAAATGGCTGAATTAATGGGCATAGATGAAGCAACGTTATCTACAATGCTTCAAAAATATGAAGCAATTCAAGATTTACCCGGAGCAAAAGACTTATTTGGTCTTACTGGGGATGCATTAATGGCCCAACTTGCTACAGTATCAACTGCAACAAATGCTGCAGCAATTGCTGCAACACTCGAAGCAGATGATCAACGTTCAACTGAGAAAATATTAAAAGATATTGAAGATCAATTAGTAACTGGAGGCATAAAGGCTATATTAGATACCGGTGTGAGTTCTGAAGCAATTGCAGCGGACCAACGTGGACTTAGAATTGGCACAGCACAGTACGCAGCTTCAACTTTACAATCAGGCGTCAAAACAGCATATGGTGCAGCAGCTATAAATACAGCATTAAAAACGGCTACAGCAATAAAAAGCTTGCCCGGTATCATCGGCGACGCATTTTTAGATGTTATTGGTGGTGGTAAATCAATTAGTAAAACAAATCCATTACCAGTTGCAGTTGTTGCAGCTGACGAAGCTGATGACTTTGCATCATTTGGAGGCACTGGCAGAATGTTATTAGGTCCAGCTGGTGCAATGTCAATCAATGATAATGATTTAGTAGTCGGCGGTACAAATTTATTTGGCGGTTCTAATGGTAGTAACAGTCAAGCAGTTGCACAAATGGCTGCGGCCATAGTGAATGCAATTAACAATCAAACTCGAGAATTAAAAGCTGATCCAGTATTTGGTCGAGGTTTAACAAATTCATATTACGGATAATATCATGATCAATCCAACTACGCAAGCACCATCACAATTTAATGCTCCGTATAATATTATACCGGATATGATATATACTAATCCTACAAATGTAGCTTTATCACAATTCACGACGCCTTTAATATTAGGACAATATGATACGTATAATATTTTACCAGATACGATATTTACAAATGCAACTATAAATGCACCTGCACAATTTGCAACACCGTTAGTATTGGGACAATTTAATACATATAACATATTGCCAGATACGATATATACAAATCCAACTATAGGCATTGCACAGTTTTCTCAACCTATTACATTGGGACAATATGATACATTTAACTATGTAACAAGCAATGATATCATAACACCTAATACCATGTTGCCATCGATGCAACAATTTACGCAATCATTAACATTAGGGCAATATGATACGTTTAATTATACATCAAGCAATGATTTTATTCCTAATCCAACTATTGCATCGACGCAATTTACTCCCACAACTGTACTAGGAACTGAACCAACATTTAATTATACATCAAGCAATG